AGCCATACCTGCTTGACTTAAAGCAATAGCTACGGCTTGTTTTTGAGATTTAACTTTCTTAGCTGATTTTCCTACATTTAACTCACCACGTTTAAACTCTTTCATTACCTTACTAATTTTCTTTTGTGCTTTAGTTTTTTGCATCATATTTTTCCTTCATAAAGTGCTTTTTCATCTAATCTTCTATTCTTCAATCCTCGTAATTCTATGAGGACACCTTTAACACGAGCCTTACAATACTTCATCAACGATTCCATCGCTGCTTCGTGATCACTTCTAAGAACCGCTTGACGGAAGGTTGATCTTTGAAATAGTCCCAAACCAACATTGAAGCTAAAACTAATAATACAATCGAACTGACCTTGTGTAAGTTGCACGTTAGGTAACATCTTAAGTACTCCACGCTCGAAGCGACGTAGGTCTGATCTAAGAATCCCATCTATTTCCTCGTTTGTAAAAGTTTTATTCCACTCTGCTGGAAGAGACTTACCATCTCCAATAAGATGACCCACACCAACAGTCCATAAACCAGCAGGACATTTATAAGGCTTATTACGAACACCTTCATGATGTCTAATTAATTTAATAGCTTTGTTTGAAGTTCTCATTCACCAGACTTTTTCTTTTCCCAAGTACGAGAACCGAAGTAGAAGCCAATGATAGAACCAACAATACTCATTTCATCAGAACTAAAAATTACATCCATAGATTCTCTACTAAATCCAGATGTTTTAACTGCCCACCAAAAACCTGCTACATCTACAAATAATAATAAACCTACAAATGTAAATGCAATAATAGGTCTTACTGAAGCATTAAGTGTTTTAACCCATTGAGCAGATTCAGATACAAGTTTAGCATCATGCTCATATAAAGCTTGACGTTCTTGTGCATAAGTTTCTGCTTCTGTTTGTTGTAACTCAATAGCTGCTACTTTCTCTTGAGCTACAAATCCAGCTTGTGCCATAGCCATAGCTTGTTGATTTTGCATTTCTGCCATCTTACGCTCATGAGCTTGATCACCTTTTTGCTGAAAGAATCCTAGTATACTAGGTAAACCTGCAGTTGCAAAGCCTAAAATAGAAGATAATAAAGAAAACAAGTTATTCTCCTAAGACTACAAGTAATTTTTGTAGAAGTTCAATTGTTTCTTCAACAACAATCTTTAAGATACGTTTAGCTACTTTAAATACGATTAAAACAACTGATTTAACTAAAGACAATGCTTGTTTAATTTTTTCCATGTTTTCTCCTAGTTTCCTAATGGGTTAATAACTGCTTTTTTAAGAGCTTTCATATCTTCTTTAACGTTAGTTACTGTATCAGCAATCTTATCTTGTGAAGATCTAGCCATAGCATTAGCTTCAATAGCTTTACCATAAGCTTCGTTAGCTTTCTCTAGAGCACGATTGTTAGACATCATGACATCTACCAATTGTCTCTCTGTTGATTTGCTTCTATCTTCTAATACAGTAATGCGTGTTTCTACATTACTCATCTTCTTAACTTCTTCAATCGTTGAGTTCAAGTCGTTGAAGAGGGTGATTCCGTAATAAACTGGACCACCTACTGCGGTTAAGAGAATCGAACCTATCACCAATAGTTGTTTCGGTGAGAAGCGTGAGAGTAAACTCTTGAGTTCGTCCATATTCTTGTTCCTGTTCTAGTTTAATTATTTCTTCTATTTGTTGTTGTTGCATGTTATAAGATTGGTTAATCAAGTTCAAACTCATAACTAATCCAAATCCTGGTACTAAATCTTTTCCTTTTGGTACATCAGGAGTTTTTATTTCTACTTTTGCTCCACTAGAGCTACTAGGTATTTTAACCTCTGTAACCGATGTCGTCGTGGTATCTTTTACCTGTATGGTTGCTACCGAAGTAGCTGGAGTCTCCACAGTCGTTTGCAACGCAGTCAGTTCCTGTGCAATTACAGGTTCTGGTGGGATTAACGGAGCAGTTGTGACTTGTGCCAGAGGACTCGTTGGGTTTAACGGACTTATTGGACTCACGGGTGATTCTAGATTCGTTGGATTTGTTATAGATTTCACACACCCGTTTATAACCACAGTCCAAGTACCAAATATTGGTGTCGAATAAGGATCCGAGCAAATCGAACTTCTTGACTCTTGTATTGATCCAACATATCCAGCTTCGCATGCTAAAGTCCTATACTCTGTAGTTTCAAAGCAGGTTGGAGGATCTGGTGTACAGTTATCACTGGTTGTTGTCCACTCTGACCAACTTTGTGTAGAGCATGTGTAGTTCCTAGTTTGATTGATGCCTCCACTGTAGTGAGGTAGTGGGCAAGCAAGTGTTCTAGTTTCAACATTATCTGTACAAGCAGGTTGCTGATAAATTGCACAGTAAGGATCATTTGGTCTAAACCATGAGCAATAGTGGTTTTGCAAAGCATCACCAACTTCAATATCATAACAAACCATTGAACCATCTTGATACCAACCTTGTGGAGTTGATGTAAAATTACAGTACCAAGCATAAGCATTACTCTTTAGTAGGAGGAAGCTCAGGAAGATTAAAATCCTCACCATAGAGTGCTTTAAACCTTTCTGGATAACGTTTAAACCATGCTTTTCTAGCTGCATGACCCATCATTCCTGCATAAGGGCAAGGACTACCTGACATTTCCATAGCGTTCCAGCCTCGGATGTCTTGACAAAGGACACTTACACCTGTTACTTTTAAACCTCCAGTATTAAACGCATTGAATATCTTAATACGTTCACAGTTCTCATCTACAATGGTCATACCACCACTGATAGATAGTACACCTGTATTAGCACCACCACTTACACCTGAACGACACATATCGTTAGAGAAACCAGAGATACTTGGTGCCATAGCTGACGGTACTGGCATACCTTTTTGATTAATTGTGGTAGTATCTGCATGAGCATGATCTACAAACCAGAGTACTAATAAAACTATAACTGTCCAGGATAAGAGTTTAGTCATTTTAGAAAAATTTATGAGTTAATAAAAATACTATAACAAATCCTGCAGTACCTAACATAATCTGTTCTAGTCGTTTTAATCTAGCATTAATCTGTTCATAACGTAATGCACAGATCTCTTCATGAGTACTAATACGATGGTCTACTTCGTGAATATCAGGTTTAGTCATCTTTATTTATCCGCTGGTAAAGGTGTGTTACCTTCTGACAACCACTTTTGATACTCTACAAAATCCATGTTAGCTGGGTCAAATGGGATAAAAGCATTGTCAGATAAACGAATTACACCATTATCTAGTTTATTATCAGGAACATTAAAACTTAATTTATACATTTATAACTCCGAGTCTAAAGAATAACCAGCACCAGTAGTTGAAGGGTGTGCATATAATCTACCACCGCTTGTGTTTGCCTCTACTTGAAATCTCATTCCATTTAATTGAGATGTCACTGATGAAAAAGTACAGTTTGAGTAAGTAACTGTTCCTAACGCAGCAACGGTTGGAGTGCTTCTCATAGATACTGGACTATATAAATTCATAGTTGGATACCATATTGACCCAGTTGTAGCACCTTCAAGTGTAAATGGTCTATCTTCAGCAGCACTTTTAACTGCTTTTACATAGTAGCGTTGGCAAAGTTGAAGTTCATTTGTATACATTCTGCGTTCAAATGGTGTTGCTGTTGAGCCTACTTCTAGTTGCACACCTGTAATGTAGAAGGTAGCACCGTTAGTGCTTACTACTGATGTTGCTCCTGTTGGTGCAGAGATAAATGATGTTCCTGTCCATGCACCAGCAGTTGCCTGATATGTTGTACCAGTACCTAAATTAAAGCTTACTCTAATGCCAATGCCATTAGTTGTTAGCCAAGTTCCTGTGGTATCACCAGCAATAGTTACTGTTTTTTGTTCCCAAGTATTAGCAGAATTAATTGTATAACTATATGGATAGCATCTATCTTGTGCTGAGTTTCTTAAAGCACCACCAAATGTGCCAGTTAGAGAACTACGAACCCAAAATGATAAAGTTACAGTTTGAGCTGATGCTGTTCCCCATCCTAAATCAGCAATATTTAAACCTTCAACATATTGTTCAACAGTAAACTGGTCTGTAGAACTAAGGCTATATGCAGAAGCAGATGTAACCAATAATGAGTTTACAAAACCAGTTGGAGCTACTGAAGATTGTTGAACTGAGTATTTTGATGCTTGCGACATAGTTGCACGATATCGGTCTAATACATAAGCAGAAGCAGTAGGAGTAACACTAGCACCAGCATTTCTCTGGTCTATTCTCATATCACCATTTATAATACGGTTCTTTAATCCAAGGGGAGATGCAGCAGCAGTCTGAGAACTACCATCATTAAAGGTTACTCCAGTACTACCATTAAGCGTTACACTCATACTACTTCCTTCCAATTAGTGATTGACTCATCCCATATATATTCTTTACCATCTGTAGGATAAGCTACAGGAGCTTCCCATAACCATGTTGATTCATTTAATGTCCATGATGGAAATGGTTGAGGTGCATAAAATACATCATTGGTAGCATCATAAGTATAACCAATACCAGCATAGTTACCTCTTAATGGTGTACCACCTAACTTATGTTGATTACCATGTGTGTTGTATGATGTTTGTAACCAAGTGCCAGGACTTGAATCTACAAATGTATTAAAGAAGTCAGCTTCTGCTACTATGACTTTTTCTACAATTCCGTTATTAACTTTTGCGTAATGTGCCATATATATCCTTATGCTGTGTATGTACCAGAAGCGTTAAATTTGATAATTGTGTTTGAACCAGATGTAGTTACGGTAGGGCTTCCTGTTGTAGTGCCTGTATAGTTTGCAGTTGGAACTGAAATAATAACAACACCAGAACCACCAGAGCCTCCTACATAAGATTGAGATTGATTAGAAGTACATCCTCCACCACCACCAGTATTTGCAGTGCCAGAATTTCCATTGCCACCTGTTCCTACACCTGCACCGCCACCCCCTAAACCACCAGCACCCATAGCAATAGCTCCATTGCCGCCACCACCTCCACCACCTGCGTAGTATGTAGATGTTCCAGTTATTGAAGATTGAACACCAACTCCACCATCACCACCTTTTGAGCCTGGAATACCAGCTTGACCCGCTGCACCTGCACCTCCACCTGCTCCAGAAGGACTACTAGAAGTTCCAGGAGTTGCACCACCAGCATTTCCTTGTCCAGAAGTACCTGAACCTCCAGCGACACTACTTGTTTCTGTTGTATTACTTCCAGCACCACCACCAGAACCTCCATTTTGACCAACACCAGGAGTGCCCCCTATTAATCCACCACCACCACCTCCTATTGCTGTAGTTAATCCAGTAAATGATGAATTTGAACCAGAATTTCCTACGGTACCTCCAGTAGTTCCAGCACCTCCAGCACCGACAGTCGCTGTATATGTAGTTCCACTTGATAGAGTTGTAGTACCAGTTAATAATCCACCAGCTCCGCCTCCACCGCCTGTTGCTCCACCTCCACCAGCTACTAGTAAATACGATGCGGTATAGGAATTACCTGCGGTTCCAGCAGTAACCCAACCACCAAGAGTATTATAAGCTTCTAATTGACCTGTAGTAGTATTGTATCCAGTGTAACCATTAGCTAAACCAGTAGTAGGTCTACCTGCAGTAGTCCAAGTAGGAAGTCCAATTCCTTTAGTGCCATCTAATATCATTGTCATATACTAATCCTTTAATTGTTCTTCTGTAGGTTTAACTAGTGTAGGATGTTCCCATTTAGCTATGTAATCACCTTTACCGTCAGAGTCGTTTTGTAAACGGAT